AGAGGCAATTGAGGACAACTTGTACGACAGGCTTTCAGCCCGTTATACAAGAGCTCTCGCTCGTTCCATGGCAAATACTAAACAAGTTAAAGGCGCAGCAACTTTAAACAATGCATTTAGTGCTAGTTATCTAGGTGGTGACGGTTCTATGCTTTGTACTACTAACCATGCGACAACGCAGGGTGGTACATGGGCAAACAGACCAACTACTGATGCTGATCTAAATGAATCATCTTTAGAAACTGGACTCATTGATGTCGCAGGATTTATTGATGAAAGAGGTTTAAAAGTAGCCGCAAGAGGAAGAAAATTAGTAATTCCTGTCAATACGCAATTCATTGCGGACAGAGTTCTAAATTCCCCTTTGCGTAGTGGCACTGCCGATAACGATATCAATGCTATGAAAAACATGGGCATGATTCCGGAAGGTTATGTGGTGAATCACTACTTAACTGATACGGATTCCTGGTATTTGTTAACGGACGTTCCTAATGGGCTTAAAATGTTTAACAGATCACCTATCGCAACCTCTATGGAAGGAGACTTTGATACAGGAAACGTAAGGTATAAAGCGAGAGAAAGATACAGTTTCGGCTGGTCTGACGCTCGAGGCATTTATGGCACTAATGGTGCTTAAGCTTTCGCTTAATTAACAGCTTAAAGGGCGCTTTACAGAGCGCCCTTTTTCATTTATAAATTTATTTACCTAGTAATTAATTTAGTTGCGCAGACTGGCTAGGCAGACGGTATAGAGACGGCGTGACGATAAATGGTCTATACGACCAAAGGAGAATAATATGGCAAGATCAACATTTGATGGCCCGGTAAGAACCCTAAAGGGGTTCATTGCAACTGGGAACGTAATGGGACAAGCAGTAGGTGCGGGTACTATTAATGGTGCAACAGATATTGATAAATATCAAGGTAGAGCAGTAACAATTGGCAACACTACAACTGTTTTCAATTTACCTGAAATAGTTTCAGACACAAACATAACTCCAAATACGTTAAGTACAATTGGACTGGAATATACGTTTTTAATAACTACAAATTTATCCGGTGAAACTTTTACTTTGAACGCTGGAACAGCGGCAAGTAGATCAACAGCGGATGTATTCCAAGGTTCTGCATGGTATGTTGACACGGGAGATAATTCTGTGGAAGGATTTAATGCGGCCGGCACTGATACATTAACTTTAGACGGCAGTACACGAGGTGGACTAGCAGGTTCAATGGTTTATTGTAGAGCTGTTGGAGCTAACATTTGGCTTATTACTGCGGACTTAAATGGTAGTGGCACAATGGTCACACCGTGGAGTTAATATTTAACCTAAGAGGAAAAACATTATGACAACTTTAGTTTTTGCAAAAAACGCTACTGCTGGAAATAATGAAACCGTAATTAGCGCAAAGCGTGGAAGGTTTCGGGGGTATGACGCGGCGGCATTGCCGACTGATTCAACAACCATCGCCTTTCACGATTGTGCAACCACGGGCGCTATCGCCGCTGGTAATAAAATTATGGATCTTGTTATTCCTGGGGGAGCTAATGCGAATACCTATATTCCAGCCGATGGAGTATTATTTAAAACGGGACTTACAGTAGATGCTGATGCGGAAACAGCAGGCTGCGTAGTCTTCTACACAGAATAAGGAGGCAATATGCCAGAATATTTTAACTCAACTGCTCAAACAAGGGCTGCGGTTCAATCTTCGAAAACTACGAAGTCTTACGGCACTCCTGTTGGACCACGAGGTGTGGTACAGGGCAAATCTACTTCTAAACCGCAAGGACACGTTCCAATGCATAAAAGACTTAAAATGGGAGAACAGCCATCTACGGTTTTTAATGGAGTGAACGGAAAAACCGGTGGCAGATAAGAAGTGGATACAAAAAGCGATTAAAAAACCAGGAGCCCTTCGCCGTTCTCTAGGTGTTAAAAAAGGAAAAAAGATACCTAAAAAAATTTTAGCCAAAGCGGCTAAGAAAGGTGGAAAACTGGGTCAACGAGCTCGTCTTGCGGAAACGTTTGCCAAGATGAGAAGGAAGCGTGGATGACATGCCGACTTCTGGGACAACGGAATTTAATCTTTCAATTGACGAGATAATTGAAGAGTCGTTTGAACGCTGCGGATTGCAGACGCGAAAGGGATATGATCTAGAAACGGCTCGCCGTTCCTTGAATATTTTATTTGCGGAATGGGCAAACCGAGGACTGAATCTCTGGAAAATTACGATGGGATCTAAAACCTTGGTTGCAAGTCAGCCAAGTTACAGTTTTTCCTCGAATGAGGAACAGGGCATCATTGACATCTTGTCGGCCGTTGTTAACAATGGAACCGATGACTATGCGGTTGACCGTATTAGCCGTATGGCCTATTTGGATCTTCCTAAAAAAACATTAACAGGACAGCCATCGGAATGGTATTTTGAGAGAACGTTGATACCAACGCTTTACGTCTATACCTCTCCCGATGACACAAAAACTTATACTTTCAAGTATTATGCCCTTCGGCGCATTCAGGACGCGGGAGCCTACAGTAATGACGTGGATTTACCTTTCAGGTTTATTCCGGCTATGGTCTGTGGCTTAGCTTACTATATCGCTATGAAAAGGGCACCTGATCGTATACAATTATTGAAACAAGTGTATGAAGAAGAGTTCGCCAGAGCTGCGGCAGAGGATGCCACCAGGGCTAGCATTCATCTTGTTCCCGCACAAGGATATCTGGGAGGATTTTAATGGCTTTTGCAAAAGGGAAACACGCACTTAGAATTTCAGACCGAAGTGGAGTAGCTTTTCCGTATTTGGAAATGCGGAAGGAGTGGAACGGCTTCATTGTTCATAACTCGGAATATGAACCGAAGCAACCTCAGCTCGGTCCTTTTCGCATAGGCAATGATCCCATCGCCCTTCGTAACCCCAGGGCCGCGCGCATAGCGCCTGCGGTACCTGTTTTATTACCGTTGAACCCTTTTCGCACAACAGCGAGTGATACAACCATTACAGTTTATTCCCCCGATCATGGAAGATCTACAGACGATACCGTTCGATTCAGGAATTCCTCAACGGTTTTTGGAATTTTGGCATCGGAGATAGAAGATGCTGATGGATATACCATTACAAAGGTAGATGATAATTTTTATACTTTTGTTTCCACAACTTCCCCAAATATAACAGGTGAAGCTGGTGGAGGATCAACGAGCGCGGGACCAATAACAATTACGGCATAACATGACAACATTAAGCGAACTTCAAACAGAAATACGAGACTATACAGAAGTCACCAGCAACGTTCTGAGTGATTCCGTGATAGGTACTATGATTGATAATACCGAAAAACGTGTATTTAGAACCATTGATCTCGATGTATCCAGAAGCCATCAAACAGGAAATCTTACAAAAGATAATCCTTTTCTCTCGATGCCAGGTGATATCTCCACTACTTTCATCAGTGTGGACTGGATGCAAATTTTGGATAGTGCGTCAAACAGAACATTTTTAATTCAAAAAGATTTGTCTTTTCTTACAGAATATAATAAGAATAGAAATACATCGGGTGTACCTAAGTATTATGGAAATTGGGATAATGATACTATTTACCTCGCTCCTACCCCAAGTTCGGGATTTACAGTGGAACTTGCTTTAAATAAGATGCCAGCTAGCTTAAAGGACGCGGGAGCCTCGGGCTCAACTTGGTTGAGTACCAACGGCAATGATGTACTTCTTTATGGATGCCTGGTTGAAGCTTATAAGTTTTTGAAAGGCCCTGCTGATATGTTGCAGATGTACCAACAATCTTTTCAAGAGGCAATGAAAGTATTTGCCATTGAACAACAGGGACGACGAAGACGTAGTGAATATTTTGATGGAGTCTTAAGAATACCTCTTGAGTCTGCACAACCATAACTTTTAAGGAGAAACTATGGCTATTGAACAATGTGTTGTTAAATCGTTTAAGACCGAAATATTAAAGGGCTTACAGGATTTTACCGCATCTACTGGCAATTCTTTCAAATTAGCGCTTTTTGATTCTGAGGTAACGTTAAATAATACAACGACGATTTATGAATCAACAGATGAAGTGGGTAATTCTGGAACGTATACTGCCGGTGGTGGAGCTTCTACTGTGGAATCGACCTTTCCTAAATTGAATAATACAACTGCTATTGTCGATTTTGCGGATGTGTCTTTTACTTCCGCAACGATATCAGCCCAGGCTGCGGTAATTTACAATAACTCAACTGTAACAGGTTTAACGACCAATGCTGCAGTGTGTGTACTAGATTTTGGTGGAGTTAAATCTTCCACTGCTGGAACCTTTACAATTTCATTTCCTGCTGCCGAAGACGATAGTGCTATCTTAAGAATAGCCTAGTTAGGAGGCTTTAGATGGCCAGTATTCAAGGCTGGGGACGTGAGACGTGGGGATCAGGTGCGTGGAGTGAATATGCGCCTATTAATGTCACAGGTCAAAGTGCTACAGCTACTGTAGGTACTGGTTCAAGCGTTTCCACTGATCAATTTATTGTTGTCCTCGGACAGTACTCCACTGCTACGGCAGGGGATGCTACAGCCTCCGGTATTGCTTTAGTTAATGCTGAAGGGCAATTTTCAACTGCGTATACAGATGACGCCATCTTATCTACATCTCAAATTATTTCTGTCACGCTAACTGACGAAGAAGAATTAACTACAAGTTTAGGGGACACAACTGAAACCGGAACCAGGACTACGGGCTGGAACCGTGATACTGATATTAATACCGGCGCTGCTATCGGCTGGGGTGACCAGCAATGGGGCGCTGTTGGAATTGCGCAAAGCGTTTCACTAGATGCTCTTACAGCGAGCACCGAAGACGTAGCCTCCGTTACAGGAGACGCTAATCAAACCCTAGATTCTCAAGTTGCCACCTGGCAACCTCTTGGAGCTTATTCAGTTTCAGGGGATAACAATATTACCATTGTTGCTTCTCCAGAACATGCTGTTACCACTTCTACCGAAGATGTTACTGTTTATATTGCCGTTGAACCTCCAATCACAGGTCAATACGTAACGGCTTCAGTAGGTGATGCCACAGCTCCTGCTCTAGCTCAGCCAACAGGTCAATACGTAACAGCTTCCCCAGGAGATCTTACCCAGGAGACTATTTATACTTTCACCGGGGTTTACGCCACTGCGATTTTAGGGGATGCCGGAAGTGCCGGAAATGCTGATGTAAGTGCAACTGGAAATCAGTTGACTTCCTCAGTGGGTAGTTTAAGAATAACCAATTGGTCCATCGTAGACGACAGTCAAACTGCAGATTGGAAAAACGTATCATTGGCTGCATAAAATGTTTTCTTTATTAATAAAAGGTGTTAAATAATAAGTATGGTATCAACGTATTCAACAGGACTTAGAACGGAATTACAGGTAACGGGAGAGAATTCAGGAACATGGGGAACCATTACCAACAGCAATTTCACTCAGGTTTTTGAATTTGCCATTGCGGGCGTTTATGCCAAGACACTGAGTGATGCGAATACAACTCTTACCAATACGGATGGTCCTCAAACTCAGGCCAATAACGAATCAAGACAAAATACACTTATTCTTTCTGGAACTTTAACAGCCGTTCGTGTTGTTCAGTTTCCAGCCACGCAAAAAACTTACATGGTTTACAATAACACTTCAGGTGGATATGCTTTAACGCTACGCCTGGGCGCGAGCGGAAGTACGATGTCCGTGGTCAACGGAAAAATGCGTATCGTCGCGACAGACGGAACGAATTGGTATGATGTATTCAGTTTAGCTGGATTAGGAGAATCATGGACGGAAAAAGTAGTTGGCGATTCCCCTTACACAGCCTCAGACGGAGATAATCTTTTTTGTGATTGCTCAAGCGGAGCCATTACCATAACATTACCCGCCTCT